GGGGCGTGCGGCTCAAGCCCCTTGCGAGCGTACATATTGAACACTTCTTTCCACGCCTCCAGCGACCCGCAGGGCTTGATCATGTCGATCACGTCGGACGTTGCCGACGATGGAGGGCTGTAGAAGGTGCCGTCTTTCGTGATCTCGCGGTCACCGATGATGATCTTGGAGTCGCCATCGACCCACCCGAACTGTGTGCGCATGATCTCTGCCTTGTTTGTAATCTGTAGGTTTTTGACGGAGGTGATCAGGTAGTTCAGCAAATTCTTAGTTTGTGTATCTCCTGCGGCTACCCCTTGCTTGGCTAACTCTTCGCGCAGTCGGTCCTTGACCACGATGTTGGACAGCGGCACCGGGAACTCCCGTGCACCATCTCTCGGCAGGTCCAGGTGCACCAGGGCCACCTCACCATCGACCGGGTCACGCATGCGCTTCTTGATGTACAGGTTGTTCTCGTACACCATGATCGGCTCTTCTTCCGCGCCGACGTTCATGTAAATCGCACCACTTTTAGCCCGGAAGTACGGGTCTGGCAAGGGCGGATATGTGACGCTAGCGGTAGCGTGCCCGTTTTCTTCGCCGTCACCGTCGTCGGGCGCTTCCTCCCTGGCGATCTCCAGGCCGAGCATGATGGGCGACTTGAACTTGCCCTGGTTGGGGCACCCTTCGCAGCCACCGGGGTTTTCGCGCTCAAAGGTTGTGCACAGGTGTGGGCCACCAATGTCCGAAGCCTTCTTATCCGTCTCCCCTTCTGAGTAGCCGGGGTAGTCCTTCGACATCTTGTGGATGGCTTCGTCGCGGTCGATGCAGTGGGTCGCAATAGACAGGGCCGAGCGCCACAGGTTGTACTCAATGTCGGCTTGGTTCTCGTAGCAGTAGAGCAACTGCTTGCAGCCATCGCCCTTGGCCGACTTGATCATGATGGTGCTGAAACGCTTGACGCGATCTTCCAGCATGGACTCCATCAGGGGACTCATCCGGCGAGGGATGTAGTCGCGCTCTTCCTCAGGCTCGGGCGCGTTGATCAGCGCCTTCCAGTCTTCGTAGCTGCGTACGTCGTACTGATCGTTGACGACGGTTACAACCTGAGGGTTCTGTTTGTCTTTGAAGTTGTACGTGCCGGGTTCCCGCAGCACGCGAGACGCCTCGAACACAGCCGTGTCCACGATCAGCTTTTCTTCCAGCGCGAGATCGCGCAGGCGCTTGGACAACGACTCCCACACATTGCGGGGGATGGTCTCGGACAGCACCCAGTAGAAGTGCAGGCCGTAACCCGAGTCGATGATGATGGGGCGGGGGAGCTTGAACTTTAAGCAGAAAGCCCTGACTGCTTCCAGACCAGTACGCTGATCTATGTAGCCGCAGATCTTGCCCTTCTTGTTGGGCGCTGCTTTGTCTGGACCGCAGTCAATGTCCATCCACAGTGCGCGGAAGAACTTGGCGTTGGAGTGCTCTCTGTGTCCTGCATCCCCATACTTGGCGCAGCCGAAGTACGCATCGAAGCCGTTATCTACGAGCCACTGAGTCTTGTCGTCAAGCTCTTTGCGTGTCTCGTGGAACGTCTGCTCTATGTATCTTCCCTTGCCCCATGAGCAGTACACACCCTCTGGAGGGAGTACTACGCTTAGCAAATCAAAGTTGCTTGTCATTAGGCACCACAAATAGGATGTAGTGCAGGGCCGAAGCCCCGCACCACCCGGATTACTTCGTCAGGGTTTTGATGTATGTGAGGATTGGGCGCAGCAGCTCTCGGCTGGGCTCGTGCACCCCGGCAAACCAGTTGTAGACGGTTTGACGAGACACACCGAAGCGTTCAGCAATCTGAGCCACTGGCACCCTCTTCGCTATACACAAGCGACCCAGAGCCACGCCTACCTGCCGCTTATCTGCACTCTTGTTCAGATCAACGGTGTATTGGCTGTATCCGCGAGTCATTGATTACCCTTCTTCACTCCAGGCAGACACCACGTCCGACAGGTTCTTCTTACCCGTGGGCTCGGCGTCGGCCTTCTTGCTTGCGCGCTTGGTCGGCTCGGGCTCCTCGGCTTTGGGTGCGGCGAGAGCAGGCTGCTTCGTTACACCGTCGGCTTGGGAGGGAGTCATGACCACGAGAGCCTTGGTCTGCTCAGTACCGGCAACCTTGGTCACCACTTCGTACTCATTACGCTTGACGTAACGGGTCGGGTTGAACAGCACAGACTGGTTGTCGTTGTCCTCGTTGAAGGAGATGCGCGTCACCACGTAGTCGATGCTCTTGCCGTTGCTGCTCAAGTACTTGGTGTAGTTCTCGAACGTGAACGTGCCATCGCCACCGTCACCGAACAGCGACTTGGATGCAAGGTTCATCTGGTAGACCTCCCCTTCCAGGTTGGTACCGAAGTCCTGCTCCAACACAACAGCGATGCGGCGGCTGTAACGGCACGCCTTAGACTGACCCTGGCCCGAACCTTTGACGTTCTGGGGGCAGTCGTTGCAGTTGTGGTGCTGCGGGTTAGCTGCCTTAGCGTCGGGCTTGTTGCCGTCATTGCTGAAGCAGTCGGGTGCGGTCGGCTCGGCATCGGGGCTCCACGCCTTAGCGTAGAAGATGCGGCCCACCTTTGGTGCGGCATTGACGATCACGGCGTTCAGGTCGCCCTTGATCTTGCCCATCTCCTCGCCGCCGACGACGAGTTTGAACGTGCCGTTCTTGGGCACGATGCGCTTGATGCCAGTCTTGTTACCCGCGAGTTGCTTGGTCAGCTCGCTGACACCTGCGGTTTGCAGGAACTCGGGTACATCTTGGCTGAGGATGAGATTGCTCATTTCTAACTTTCCTTTGAACGTCTAACGACCACGGTGAACTCCCGCTCGACATTGAGCCCAGCAGGTTGAACGTCGGGATTCTCTTCAAGAAACTGCTTCATGTGGGTCTGATGAAGCCGCTTCTCCAGCAGGGCGAACGCACGATGCTTCTCGATGAAGCTGTACATCGAATCCCAGTCATTCGTCCAGTACCGTGACTTGACGGAACGGATGACGGTGCCTGCATTGGTCTTGATGCTGCTGGCGTCTACCGCCTTGCAGATCTCCAGCATCTCGCTTTCGATGAGCTTGAGTTGGTTCTCCAGCTCTTCATCTGCACGCTCGTAGTTGCGCTTGAGATCGCTGCGTGCATCCCTGATCTTGATGTAGGTTGCAGTCAGCTGTTCAAGCGGCACGCCGCTGATTTCAGGGGTAGGTTGGGCTTGGACTTCGGCGTCCATGTTAGCTCCTTCGTTGTTGTGATGGGGTCTATTATGCGGGCTTCCTTGACTTTGTCAAGTGCCTTCGCTCATTTCTTGTTTGTACAGCTCAACTATCTTCGCGTGGTTGGAGATGTTGTCGCGCAGCAGGGCGTACAGACGCGCCTCGATGGGGCTCCCCTTGATGTGCACCACTGTCATGGCGTTCTTCTGGCCGGGGCGGTCGATGCGTGCGTTGGCTTGCAGGTACGTCTCAACACTGGTCACGGGAGCGTACCAAACGACAGTGTCGGCTGCGGTCAGGGTAAGTCCGTGGGATGCCGCTTGCGGCTGGATGATCAGCACCTTGGGGTCGGCTTGCTCCTGGAAACGCTTGACGATCTCTGTGCGCTTGTGCACGGGTACCTCACCGTTGATCACGTCGGACGTGATGCTTTGCTTGCCGAGGTAGTCGTGGATCTGCTTGATCGTGTGCGTGAACGGGACGAACACCAGCACCTTGTTGGACGACTCGTCGATCACCTCGGTCACTGCACGTAAGCGATTACTTGCATCAAAGTCCACGACCTCACCCGTGTCGGTATAGACCGAGCCGCATGCAATCTGGAGCAGCTTGTTGAGCTTGACCGCTGCGTTGACCGCGCTGATCTCCTCACCTGCCGCCTCCATGAGCATGTCGGTCTTGAGCTTCTTGTAGTACTTGACCTGCTGCGGCGTCATCGGTGCATCCCGGTCGGCGAACGTGACCTCCGGGAGATCAAGGCACTGACGCTTCTCGAACCTGATAGCCGGTTGTAGTACACGATGCACGATGGATTGGGCCGCAGGCTTGGGCACCCACCGGTACTGTGTTACGGGGTACATCACCTGATCACGGAACTGCCCGTAGAAGGGGGGCACACCGTCCGGGTTGACCAGCTTGGCCAGACCGTAGGCATCCACAGGCGACTGCGCGGCGGGAGTACCCGTGAGCATCCACAGACCCTTGACGTGCTTCATCACGTCGCGCAACGTCTTCCATCTATCGGTCTGCGCGTTCTTATAGGCAGAGGCTTCATCGATCACGATCAGGTCGAACCCACCCGCGATGATCTCGGCCTTGCAGATGGACACGCCGTCGAAGTTGATGATGACGTACTCGGCACCAGCTCTGATGATCTCCTTGCGCTTAGTCGCGCTGCCGTAAGCCACATCGACACGGCGGTGCACAGCGAACTTAAACAGGTCTTGCTGCCAAGCTGAGTGCATGATGGACAGAGGGCAGACGATCAGCACGCGGCGGATCAGCCCCATCTTCATGAGGTAGTCGGTTGCCCAGATCACCGAGGCCGTCTTGCCTGTACCCTGCTCGTTGAAGCAGAAGGCTTTGCGTTGGCCAGACAGGAACGCAGCGGTTTCTTTCTGGTGCAGGAAGGGAGACAGCCCCGGAGGGCATGGCCAGTTGTAGCCAGAGAGGAAGTCCTGTTGCTCCATTACAGCTTGTTTTCTTTGGTCAGCAGCCACCAGAGGAAGGCGATAGGGGGAATGCTCAGCACGAGCACGATGATCCAGAAGTTTGCGTTCACGAGCGGGGCTTTATGTTTGCCAGCTTCTCCCAGATGGCCTCGGCTTCTTCGTCGGGCACTGGGGTTGAGTTCTCGAACAGCGTGTCGTCCTCCAACATTTTCTTGAGCGTGGCGAGCATCTCGTCAAGCTCTTCCTGCGTGCCATCGAAGCCGTCGAAGGCTCCGGGTGCGATTTCCAGTTTGGTTGATTTGTCAGTCATGTTTTTTCCTCAAGCGGATCAGTTCGTCAAGCATGCGCTCCATCTGGTCTGCGGCGTGTAGGTGGAACGGGCTGATGGGGATGTTGCGTGCGAGGGTTCTCATCATGCCGATGGTGGTGCGGATGGAGCGTTCAGATACTTTCTGTCTTGACTTGGGCTCCGCATCTATCTGTGCTAGTACCTTGGTCGCCTTCTGGTTTGCATTGTGGTCGCCACTCACTTCTTCTCCCGCTTGCTCGTCTCGGACACGACCTTGTGGTTAGAGTTGCGCTTGAACGAACGGTTGGCGCTCGGCGATTGCAGCTTGACGCCATGCTTGTTTGTGCCGCCTTTGCTCAGGGCAACACGGTGGGCTAGGTCTTTGCCCTGGCGTGCATCTGCCGCTCCGTTTCCGTCGCGGTCGGCTTTGCCTTTGTCGAAGGCTTCACGTGCACGCTGACGTTCCAGGCGCTCATCGGCTTCGCCACGAGCAAGCTGCTGCTGGTATTCCTTCTTGTAAGGACGGGGTTTATTCACGTACGGCATCTTTGCCTCCTTTAAGGTTATGGGTGTTGAGCTGCATCTCAGTCAGCCCGAACTCCGCAGGAGTGGACTCCCACAACGGCTTGCGATCTTCCTTCTCGATCAGCTGAAGCATCTTGCCAATCGTCACGCTCATCTCCATCATCATGTTGCTTTTGGCTTGCGCGAACTCTCGCTCGACGACCTCTTTCACCTGCCTACGCACTACCTCGTGCACGACTTCGCTCACGCGACGCTTCAGTTCGTTTTCAAGAATCAGTGCGGTGTCAGTTTGTTCGTTGTCCATTGTTAGCTCCTATTGTGCTCACACGATTTCACCGGACAGAATCGGCAGAGGGGTCCGGTGATGGGGTTCCAAACGCCATGCTCAAGCGACCGTTCCAGCTCCTCCCTTCCCCTTTCTCATCTCATTTTACTCT